GTTAAAGGGTTCGCAACTTACGACACTACCTCAGCTGTTGGTGTTACTACCGCTTCTGGCGTTGTTACCATCGCTAACCTACGCGCAATGCGTGCAGACCTAGGTGCTTGGGGTCTAGATCAGAACGAACTACGTTTCGTTGTGTCTACTGAAGCTTACTACAACTTGCTAGACGATACTAACTTCCAGACAATGGACAAAGTTGGTACACAGGCTACTATCCTTACCGGTCAAATTGGTATGGTTGGTAATACTCCTGTTATCGTTAGCGATGCATTCGGTGCTAAAGCTACCGGCGCTAATACTGCTACTACCAACTATGGTGCTATCTGTATCGCTCCAGCTAACTTTATCGCTGGTTCACAGCGCGGTCTACGTATGGACACACAAGAACTTGTGGAAACACAACGTCGTGTGATGGTTGCTTCTCTACGTACCGGTATGACTCAATTGTCTACCGTTAACGGACAGGCAGTTTCTGTGCTACGTTACTTGAATACTTAATCGTATTATAGATGGGACTTCGGTCCCATCTTTTATATACTCTGTTAATCAGGGTATATAAAAGATAAAGGAATAATATGGGATTATCATTAGTTACTAAGGCTGAATATAAGGCCTACGCAGGTCTTAATAGTCCCAACGACGATGTTAAGATCGATTTATTAATACCAAAAGTTAGCGAACTAGTTAAGACTATTTGTCGTAGAACTTTTATAGACTACGTAGATGACGCCAAGATTGAGCATTTTGAAGGCGGCGTTAAGTATGTTATACCTGCTGAGTTCCCTATTCTGTCAGTTAGCTCGTTTGAGGTATCTAAGGATTTTGGTAGCACCTATACTGCTTTAACAGAGTTTGTTGATTATGCAGTAGGCAAGCAAGATAATTACATTTATAACATCCCAGGAGACTTTACCTTCCTTGTTAATGGGTATAGAGTCACATATACTGCAGGATATGAAGTACTACCTGAAGATTTAAAACTAGCTGTACTAGATTTAATCAGCTACTATATCAAGAATGATATGGCTATTCACTCTCCTAAGGCACCTGGAACTAACAGCGTGCAGATTGAATATGTAACAACCACAAGCCTACCTGCACATATTAAGCGGGTACTAGACTTGTATACTGCGAATTATGCGTAATGAGTGCAGCTTCATATATTAGTAATATTTTTATATCTAATCTACCTCAAGAAATATTAAATAGTATAGGAACGTATACTGAAAAAGGTAATACGTTTAACGATACTAGACTGTATAGGACTAAAGGGTTAAACTTTAGGGGTATCGTAGATTCCGTATTCCCTACTATGCTTATTATAGATTACTCTGATATACGGAAAGAGTTAGCGAAGTATAAGGATATCACTAAGGCTTTAAAACAGGATGTGTACGCTGAGGCTAGCGCCCCTAAAGATACCCTAGTCCTAAATGATGCAGAAATATCTGCTATTATAAAAGCAATAAAAATAGCTTCCAATAATCTATCTAAAAATGCTAATATCAAAACAGTAAGTGCAGCATTATTGTCTCAGAATATACAGACTGCGGTAAATAGTAGTCAAGATACTAATATAATATTACATAATATTAGAAACTTATTTATTAACGACTATAAGGTAGTCGGAGCAGCTGGAGTAGATACAGATGTTTACTTATTTAATAATTTCAATAGAGCTTCCTCTGCTCTAACAGACCAATTAAACAAGCAGCTAGATATTATACTGTCCACTATTGGACAAGACTCTGAAGTAGAGAAAGTAAGTTCCTACTTAAATTATGGCCATACTGCAGTGAGTTCTGGTAACGGAGACTCTTTGTACTTTAATAGCCCAAAGTTATTAGCGGTAATTTATGACACTATAAACAGTAGTAAGGGTAAAGATATTCAGGGCCTGCTAGCTAAAAAAGTAGATTCCTTTATTGAAACTACTAGACAGATTGACTCCTATGTTACTATAAATAAAGAATTTTCATCAGGGTTTATGTCTGTATTTGTCTCTATTGGTGGCAATGTAGTAAAATTTGAAAATAGAAACGTAAATCAGTTAAAAGGGTCGGTATTAGAGACAAAGGAAAAGGCAGGGCTAAATAAAGTAGTGTTAGCTAAGCTAGCAGAAGAGTTACGAAATACAAATAGTAAGTTAGGCACAGAAATTGCTCGGGCCATGACTATTGGTAGGTCATCCCCCAGTATGGTAGATTACGTATTAAGTAGTATATCTAGTATCTTAATAGGTAGTAAACCTACCACGTTTAAGCAGACTATATCCGCTACAAAAAAAGGCAAAGAAGTTCGTTCTAAGAGTAAATCAGAGAGTATATCTGGAATAGCTAAAAATCTTGGTAAATTAAATACTTCCGCCCTTATTAGTAAATCTAGGAGTAGTACATCATTAAATCTAACCTCCCTCCAAGCTTTGCTAGATAGACACTTACAAGATGTTATATCAGCTAATATGGGTGACGGTAGTGCACGTAACGTACTAAACTACAGAACAGGACGCTTCGCAGCGTCAGCCAAGGTAGAAAGACTGAGCCAAAGCAGGCAAGGTATGATTACTGCATTCTACAGCTACATGAAGAATCCGTATCAAACATTCGAGCCAGGTTATAGACAAGGTTCCCCAAAAACAAGAGACCCTAAGCTGTTGATAGCTGGGTCAATAAGAGAGATTGCGGCTACTGTAGTAGGCAATAACCTAAGGGCTGTATCAATATGAGTAAGCGTACAAGTATTTTAAAAGCTTTAGCAGTTAAGTTAAACGAAGCATTGGATGGAACCCAGTTTAAATCCAATATTTACGGTAACGCATACAACAAATTACGCTTCGGGACGAGGTGTCTGACTTCCCTTCCATATATTCTAGCCCAGGTTCCGAGCAACGTGAGTATCTTCCTAGTGCATTTACTTGGGCATACTTAGGTATTTCCTTAAAACTATATTGTAAAGGCGAAGACGCCCAAGAACAACTGGAGCAGCTTCTAGAAGATGTTGAGTCAGTAATAGATGCTAACCGCGTGCTAGTATACGATGCGGTTAATAACTACGAGACGACAGAGATTCTGATCAGCTCAATAACAACTGACGAAGGGTTACTAGCCCCGTATGCTGTCGGTGAAATCAATTTACAAGTGCGGTACGCACTTCCGTAAGATCCGTGTCAATGTGCAACCACAGATAAATATCTAGTCTAGCACTACGATACATACAATAAAGGATATTTAATATGCCAGGTTTTAATCTAGTACGCAATAGTAAGGTGTACTTTACAACTAACGTTAATGCTGCAACAGGTGTAGTAGCTAACGGTGCCCTAACTACTTTAGGTGCTACGGGTCTAGGTACCCAAGAAATCGCGGTTATGAATGGTTTCAGTTTCAGTCAAAATACTGATTCACAAACTATTACTGTTAGTGAGGCAGGAAATACGCCTACTCGTGGACAGCGTGCTTTTAATACCGCACTACAGCCAGTAGATTTTTCATTCTCTACGTACATTCGTCCACGTGGCGCAACTACTACTATCGACATGGATGAAAAGGTTCTATGGAATGCACTTTTAAGTGACGGACTATGTAACTTAGCTCCAGTAGGTATTACCCAGGCAGGCAGCTTCTCCGCTACTACTACTGCAATTGTACGTACTGGGTCATTGAACGTAGTTCAGTTTACTTTTGCCTCTATAGATATTTCTACTGTACCAGGATTCACTGCTGCTGACTTTAATGCTACTACTGGCGCTAGAGTTAATATTGGTGGCGTAGTTACTACTACGGGTCTTGGTTTCAACGGCTCCGGAACTCTAACAGCTATTACTGGTACCGTTAGTGCATGTACTGGTTTTACCGTAACCATGGATATCGCTCCACTAGGTACAGGTAACCCTACTACTGTAGCAGGTACTATTTTTGTTACTAAGACTAGTGCACTATTACGTAACTTAGTTGCGGGTACTGAAGCAGCGCACGTACAAGGTACCGTAAGCTTGTCAGGTAAGAACCAACTACAGAAGTTCGGTTTAGTTATTACTATTGACCAAGCTACTTACGTAATGGATAATTGTGCTCTAGATACCGCGAATATCGACTTTGGTCTAGATGGAATTGCTATGGTAGCATGGACCGGTAAAGGTACTGTGCTACGTACACTAGCAGCAGCTACAGCTAATGCAGGCACATTTGGTGGGGGTTTAACAGGCTCATACACACCAGCTACAGGACCTTCTACAGCCAACGGTAACTTTATTACTAAGAAACTATCTACAGCTACTCTATCTAGTACCTTCCGCGGTGCAGGTACTTCAGCCATAGCGTACAGTGTGCCTCTAACTGGGGGTACCGTAACAATTGCTAATAACTTGAGCTATATTACCCCAGAAACTCTAGGAGTAGTAAACGTTCCGGTAGGATACTTTACAGGAACACGCGCTATTAGTGGTAACCTTACTGCGTACCTTAAAACAGGTGCAGGTAATAACACAGCGCTATTGCTAACTAACTTGCTAGCTGCTTCTTCTGAAACTAAGTACTACTTAGAGCTACAGTTGGGTGGAGCAGGTAGTCCAGTTAAAGTGGAATTTGAGTTCCCAGCAGTAACACTACAAGTACCAACTATTGATGTACAGGACGTGGTTTCCACCTCTATTGCATTCGTAGCACAAGGTGCCGCGTTACCAGACTCTAGTGCAGCAGCTCTTGCAGATGCATCTGCTACCAGCTTCTACGATTTGGAAGCTCTAACAGATATGCAATTCCGATACTACTCAGTATAATAATTTAGGTTCTACCTAACCTCGCTGCCGGCTTGATCACCGGCAGCTCTTTTTCTCTCTCAAAGTGTTATAACAATTAAAGGACACAAAATATGGCAAACGCAGCATTAACCCTAAAAGCTCTTCTAGTACCTAGCAAGGCAACCGAAGTAGCCTACCCAGGGTTTAACGGCTTCAAAATTAACGTGGTATTCCTATCGCGTGAGACCCTAGTTAGTATTCGTAAAAAGTCTACTAAAACCACCTTCAAGAATCGTCAGCCAGTTGAAGAACTAGATGACAAGTTGTTCTTGCAGCTTTATGTGCAAGCAGCAATTAAAGGATGGTCTGGTCTAAAACTAGCTTACTTAAATGATCTAGCTCCTGTTGATCTAACTGGTCAAGATATGGAAGCAGAACTTGAGTACAGCGAAGATAACGCATTGTTCCTAATGCAATCATCTGCCAATTTCGACGCCTTTATTAGCGAAACAGTAACAGAATTGGGAAACTTCACGAAGACCAGTACGTCGAAGTAAATCGCCAGCTGGAATCCTACTTCGGAAATAGCCAACTTAGCATGACTAAGGAAGCCTATTTCGAGATGTGCGAAATGTTAGGTAATGAACCACTACTAGAAGAAATTCCTGTAGATTACGAGGACCTATACACAGACGTACAGCAAGCCCTTAGCATATACTCAAAACTAAGAGACGAGTGGGATACAATGAATGGCGTTTACATGGGTAAAAATTACTCTGGTATACTAGATATTTTTACTCTAATTGATGTGCCGGTTGAAGATAGAAAGACTATGTTCGATCTAATAGGAATAATCGACCGCCACCGCTCAAAAGCAATTGCGGACGCTAAGCCTAAAACGTCTAAATAAATTAAGCCCCTAACTTGTAAAAGTTAGGGGCTTTCTTTTTGTGGGTAATCAAATTTGCTTCTTGACACTAGGCTAGTATAGTGGTATAATTAGGGAGATTAATAATACCACGTCCAAAATTTTTCGTGGTAAGATGGAGAGTATATGACGAATAAAATTACTATGCAATTGGAAGTTCTAGCTAACGCTAAGCAAGCAGAAGCTACCGCCAAAAAGCTAAAGAAAGATTTTCAGGATGCTGTAAACCCTACCGTTAATGCGCCTAGAGGTGCTATGAAACAAGCTAGTATGCCTGCTACTTCTATGCAAGGTGTAATGGATAGCCGCGACTCAAATATGTCTCGCGGACTAGGGGGCCTTACTGGCGCGGAAGGAAGAGATTTCGCTAAACAAGCACAAGGTTTGGGTGGACTTGTTCATATATACGCAACATTTGCGGCCAACATATTCGCGCTTAGTGCTGCGTTTACCGCATTAAGTAAGGCTGCTGATACTACTAATATGATCAAGGGTCTTGATCAACTAGGAGCTTCTAGTGGTCGTGCTCTAGGAAGCCTATCCAAGCAGCTAGTTGCTGTAACAGACGGAGCTATTAGCTTACGTGAGGCTATGACAGCTACCGCGTTAGCTAGTTCTGGAGGTATGTCAAATCAAGCAATTTTACGTATGGGCGAGGTAGCTAAACAAGCGTCTCAGGCTCTAGGCGTAGCTATGCCTGATGCTATTAGCCGTCTAAGTAGGGGTATTACCAAACTGGAGCCTGAATTACTTGATGAAATCGGTATTATGGTTCGCGTTGATAGAACCAGTCAAGATTACGCAGCTTCTATTGGTAAATCTGCGGCAGCTTTGACAGACTTCGAAAAACGTCAGGCTTTTGCCAACGCTGTATTAGAACAAGGTGAGAAGAAATTTGGTGCTATTAAGATTGACGCCAACCCTTATTCCAAGATTCTAGCTAGTATGCAGAATATAGCTCAGACAGGTCTAGAGCTAGTAAATAAGGTACTATCCCCTATCCTAACCATTCTGTCTAGTAGCCCTACAGCACTAGCTACAGCTATGGCAGGTATTGCCGCTATTCTTATTAAACAGGCAGTACCTGCTATTGGCTCTTTCAAAGAGTCACTAAGAGCTAGTGCCGAAAACAGTACCAGACTATCAAATCTTAGAAGTATTGAAGCACGTAAAGCTAATATAGCTGAGATACAAAACGCTAGAGATACAGCAGAGGGCATAGCAGAAGTTAAAGTAGCTGCAATAAATAAAGAAGTAGCTGCAAGAGAGGCTATTCTTGCTAAAAGCAAATTTAGAGAAGGATCAAAGATAGCTGAAATTTTTGATAAGCCTACTCAAGATATAACTGCTAAAGATTATACTAAAATTGAGACTGAAGCTAAAAAGGCTCTAACTAAAGGTAATATAGAACTAGCGGCATCTTATAGAGCGGGTGCGGCTGCATTAAGAGAAAGTGCTGCTGCTGAAATAGCTTATAGTAAAGTAGTAGAGAAAACTACCCAGGACTTAATAAGTAAGCAAAAAATTACATCAACATCAGGGCAGTTCCAGCGTTCTGTAGATCGCGACAATCAAGCGTCTATCAGTAGAAATATTACTAGTAGAGCTGCAGAAACTGCTGCTACTAACTCATTTGGTAAAGCTTGGAAAGACGCTTCTGAAGAAGTGCGTAAAGCTAAAATGGGCCCACAAATAATTAGCATTGCAGATGCTATGGGTAATGTTACCAAGCAATCTGTTCCAGCTATGGGGGCGATGCAAGGGTTCTGGACAATGACAAAGGTAGGGGCCGTTTCAGCAATCTCTGCTATAGGTACTGCACTTAATGCCTTTATGGGTTGGATAGCTGTTATAGGTTTCGTAGTAGCAGGTATCGGAGCTTTAGTTTCATGGATGTCAACATCCGAGAAACAGTCAGAGAAATTCTCTACCGCATTAACTGGTTTAAATGATGCGGCAGAAAATGCTTCTAAAACTATAGAAGCTCTTTCCACAAAAACTTTCGCAGAAACCCTGGACCCTAAGGCGATACAAGCAAGAGCAACTGCATTTTTAGAAGTATCCGACTCAGTTAATAAAACAGCACAATCTTATAGAGATTTACTGAACGCCCAAAGTGGGATGGATAAGTTTGTAGAAGGATTCTTCTCATTCTTTGGTAAAGGTGACTCCGATAAATTATCTAAGTCTTTAGGTATTACAATTAGTAATTCCTTAGAGCTATTGTCTACTAACCCAGAGGCTAAGAAAGCCGCTGAATCAGCATTAAATAACTTATTCGGTAAGGACGTAGATATACAGTCTCCTCAAGCACTGATAAGAGCTATGAAGGCTATGGATGAAGGTAAGCTAGCCGAAACTGCTAATGCTGTATCAGCTTTATTTAAGAAAGTAAGCAACGATGTAAACAATGCTGCTTCAAACCTAACTACATTCACAGAAGGGTTAGCTGCTACAGCTAAACTAGTAGGCGAGTCTAACGCTAAATTACTACCACAAGACGAGAATGGAAAGTTCGGGGCTAATTTAATAAATCAAGGGCTTCTGCTATCAAAAGTACTTGAAGAAGGGCCTATTCATAGCTTAGCCGCCATGAACTCTTTAATAGCCGATACAAAATCTTTAAGCTTACTACCAGAAGATACTAGAAAACAGCTAATTGACGCATCTGCTGGGCTAACAGAGATTCAAAATAAACTGGGCGAAAATAATAAGAGACAAATACAGGCAGAAAAAGCGCTGGCTAAGGCAATAGAGGATAGAAATGCTAAATTTAAGTCGAACGCTGCTGATACAGGTTTTTACGCAGACCAAAATAAGCAATTATTAGAAGCTGTATCCTCACAGGAGGACGTTGTTGCAGAGCTTAAGAAAGAAAGTGCCCAACTTTCTGTTAATGCGTCTAAGGCAGTGTCAGTAGCTTCCGATGGATTAACAGCAGCTATATTTGATGCAGGGGCTAAAAGATTAACCTTATCTCTAGAATCGGCTATGGTTTCTGCAGCAGTAGTAGCTGGGGGAGCATATTTATCTGTTCTAAAAGGTATAGGTGGGGATACTGCGGTAGAAGAAGGTAAGTTACGCATGGTGGAGATAGAGCAGCAACGTAGTGTAGTTAAAGCAACTTATGCTAACGTTCAGGCCATTACTAGCTTGGAGCTGACAATTCGTCAAAATGCCGCGGAAGCTAAGAGAGAAAAAGCCGTAAGCATGGGCGGAGGCAATTTAGAAGGAAGAAATACTGCTATTAATGCCGCAGATAAGGAGCTGGCAGCTATACAACGTGAGCGTGATATAGTAAACCAGAAAGACCCTGCTAAAAGTTTAGCAAAACTAAGTTCTAAAGATACTACTAAAGAGGACAGAGACGCTTTCGCAGCGCAGTCAGGTTTTGTGCAATCTCTAATAGCTTACAAAGGTCAAATGGCTGCACTAGACGCTAAAGCTTATGCATCTAGAGTTACTCAAATGGCAGCAGAAGAAGGCGAAAGAGTAAAGAACCAGCAAAGAGAGTACGATGATACACTAAAAACTATGTCTATTAAAAAGAGCAATCTAGACTTAGCACAGAAGGTGTCAGGAAATTACAGCGAAGGAATTACTACAGCCTCTTATTTACTAGAGAAAGATATAGCACTTAATGAGTCACTTAAGTCACAAGAAGAAATTCAAGGTAAAATAAATATTGCTAAGAAGTTAGGTAATAAGCCTGAAGCTATCGAAGCGCTAAACAGAGCGCAGAATGATATGCAAAAGTCTCAGTTATCTTTAACTCAGAAAAACAAAGAACTCGATGCTAAATATCTAGCAGATAAGTTAGCAGGAGAAATGTCTTTAGCTAAGTTAGCTGAAGAGCGTGCATCTGTAGAAAGAAATAACCTATATAACTCCAAAGTAATAGGCTTAGAAATACAGGAGCAATCTCTAAAGTACTCTAAAGATATAGGGGATATAGATGCAGAAACTGCTACCAAAGCACTAGCAGGATTAGCCCTAGAAAAACAAGAATTAGGTTACAAGAAAGAACTAGCCGAACTAGCTAGCAAAGAAAAAACTGATTTAGCAGAAAAACAAGGTATCCTAGATAGAATTAATGCAGCTAATGCAGCTATGCCGGCAGAAGGTGATACATCTACTTGGATTGATCCTAAGGAGCAGCAAGCCGCACTAGATGCCGCCAAGAAAAGCTACGCAGACCAGAAAGCTAATATTGACGCTAGAAATGGTAGTATAGTTAATGGTATTAAACTTACCTCTGAGCATACTGCTATGATGGATGCTCAAGCTGCTAGTTTAAAGGCAGCACAATCTTCGACAGAAAGCCTAACAGCTCTGTTTGGAGAAATGGGTACTAATATAGGTAAGGTTGGTGAGGCTCTAACTAGTGCTGCTAACTCTATGGAACTTATGGCTAAACGTCGTGAAGAGCTATACAAAGATGGGCCTGTTGATGAAGATTCTGACAAGTACAAGAAGTATCTAAAAGACAAAACTAACGCTGAGATAACTAGTATAACTAATATTGCTGGAGCAAATAAGAAGCTATTTAAAGAAAAATCGGCGGGGTACAAGATGCTAGATGCTGTTGAAAAAGCAGGTCATGCATACAGAGTGGGGCTACAGCTGCAAGAGACCGCAATTAAGATTAAAAACTGGGTAACAGAAACTGCCGCAAAGCAGGGAACTGAAGCTGCAAATACGGCCTCAACCATTGCCGGTTTTATGTCTAGAGCAGGGGCTTATGCGGCAGAGATATACGGAAAAACTATCGGTACTTTGGGCCCTATAGCAGGCCCTGTAGTAGCCACAGGACTTGTAGCAGCTATGCTAGCCTTAGTAGGTGGCTCAAGTAGTGGTGGTTCGTCTGTATCTATACCTTCAGTAGAAGACCAACAGAAAGCTTCTGGAACAGGACAAAGCTACAACAGCAATGGAGAGTTAGTAACTAATGGGGGTGGCGCTCTTGGAGACGCTTCTGCTAAGTCCACAGCAATTGTTGACGGAATAGAAAAACTAGCCACTATTAACTACGAAATGCTACAGTTCTCTCAAAATAGAACATACGATGCATTAGTAGCAATTAGAGACAATACAGAAGGCTTCGTAAAAGCAACAGGGGCTAGACTAGGTGCTTCAGGTACCAACAGCCTATTTGATACTAAAGAAGGTACTTCAGGGCCTAAAGGACTAGCTGGTGGTGTTGATTCACTACTTGGAAGTATAGGACTAGGGGGTCTATTTGGTGAAACTGTGGACCGCAAGGTACAAGACCAAGGTATTACCGTTAAGGGTACTCTAGGTGCGCTAACTGAAGGGGGAGGCACAAAGCAAATATATGAAAATATACGTGATGAGTGGTCAAGCTTCTTAGATAGTGGTGTTAACGAGTTTACACAGACTAAAAAGTTAGATGCTAAGGTAGATGAATATATTGTTGGAATCTTTAAAGGCTTCAATGACGTACTAATCTCCGCAGCAGAATCTTTGGGTAGTACAAGTGCACAAGTATCTGGTATCCTAAGTGCAACCGACATTAACTTGAAGGTAAGTAGTAAGGGTCTAACTGGTGCAGAGTACGCCGCAGCTATTATGTCCGAAGTTGGTATTCAACTAGATATAGCAGCTAATAAAGCGTTTCCTGAACTGGCGTCTTTGAAGACTAAATTCCAAGAACTAGGTGAGACTAATACTGATTTTATTATTCGACTAATTAACTCTAGTGAGCAGGTTGGGTATGCTTTTGAAAGTATTGGCAAATCTCTAGGTTCGTTAGCTGGACTAGATCTAACTAAGGTGTCTCTAGGACTTGAAAAAGCAGCAGGAGGGTTAGATAACTTCATTAGTTTAACAAATGCTTTCGGAGATGCCTTCCTAACAGAAGCAGAACGATTAGCGCCAGTTACTAAAGCCGTAGCTACCGAAATAGTTAGACTAGATAAGGCATTCCCTGGGCTGGGTATTAAAGCTACCGATACTAGAGAAGAATTTAAAAACCTAGTAATGGGTTGGACAGACTTCTCAGAGAAAGGGCAAGAAGGTTACGTAGCCTTATTGCAATTATCAGATGCGTTTGACAAAGTAGTACCTGCTATCGACAATGTAAATAAAGTGTTATCAGAGACAGAACTACTTTCTGCTAAGTCTTCACAAGCACTCAAAATTCTGGAACTTTTAGGTAAGAAAGAAGAGCTACTTGCTGCTACTAGAGCTAAAGAACTAGAAGCTATGGATGCCAGATTAGTACCTACACAGAACTATATATACGCATTAGAAGATGAGGCCAAGGCTAAAGCAGCTTTAGTTGCGGAATATGATAAACAAATAAATGCTACCAAGAGTTTAATATCTAGTCTAAAGACCTCTATTAGTACTACAGTACAGTATAAAAACTCCTTATTACAAGGAGATAAATCAATATTAGATCCTTCTCAAAAGTACGCGCAAGCTAAGAGTGAGGCAGAAAAGCTAGCCGCTATTATAGCCTCTCCTGCAAATACTGCTGAACAGAAGGCTACAAGAGCTGACGCTATTGCTAAGTTGCCTGCGGTAGGGGACGCATTACTAACTGCTTCTAAAACCTTATTTGCAAGCAGTAGTCAGTACACTGCCGACTTTGAATCTGTAACACGATTCTTAGACGGACTAGAATCAGTACTTAATACTGAGGAATCTACAGCAGTAACACAGCTAAACACTTTAAATAAAAGCAGAGACTTCTTAGAAGTTATCGCAGATAGTACTAGTGGATTAGAGTTTCTAACTGCTAAATACTACGCAACAATTATTGCCAGGGAGAAAGCCGAAGTAGCTTCTGCTGCCGCACTTTCTGCAGCTGCCGCATCTACTGGAACATCCGGTACCGGTGCAGTAACTACCAGCACCCTAGCCCCTGCTATAGTTATCGCTGCTGATCTTTCAGCGTCTAAAGCGATAGATGAAGCGGTGAGTGCCTCAGGATCTTTAAGTAATGCACTTACAGAGTTTGTAGGGCCTCCAACGCCTACCTCTCGTACGGGTACTGGGACTACTACAGAGACTTTAAGTAACGAGGATTACTATTCTTATTACGGCGGTATGCAGTATAGTGGTACAAAGGTACAACAGTTCGCCAAAGGTGGGCTGGCATCAGGAATAGCTTTAGTAGGGGAGGAAGGGCCAGAACTAGTGGACTTCAAGACACCTGGTAGAGTATACCCTAGTGCAGCAAGTAACCAAATGCTAAACAATAAAGAACTAATAGAAGAAATTAAAAACTTACGCAAAGAAGTTTCACAACTTCGTGCAGAGCAAAAAGAACAGACAGGACACTTGATATCTACAACATACGATGCTAGTGTTAAGTCGAGCAACGCTATTACAAGTACATTTATAGAAGCAAATGAGAATGCACAATGGAACACTCGCTCTGTTGTGAATATTAGATAAATAAGGGCCCTTTATGGGCCCTTATTTTTTGTCTGGGCCAATAAAAATATACTTGACTTACCTAGGCTAAGTGTAGTATAATTAGCTAAGTATATTTTTGGAGACACGTATGATATACACACAATATTCCCAAGCATGGCTTGAAGACCCTAGTTCTGTTAAGGGTATATTAGTAGAAATCACTGCTAAAACAACTAATCTGCCGGGATATACGAACGGCGAAAATGTTATATATTTATCTAACATCGGGTATATAACCGGTGACGCTAGTGTTAGTTACCTTCCTTATATTGTAGGGGGTATCAAATTTACAGAAACACTACCTATTGACGGTCAGCCCACTATGTCTTTTGGAGATATAGAGATTAGTAACCCTAACGGCGAACGGGATGACTGGTTAAATACTAACAAGTTCATTGCGACTAATCGTAGCGTAAGAGTGTATATTGGAGACCCTTTCTGGGCTACCACTAACTTAGCTGATGTACAAGCTAAGTTTCTTAAGGTTTTTGACGGTGTATCTGCAGGAGTAGATAGCCGTAATAGAGGTACGATTAACATCAAAGTTAGAGATAAGCTAGAGGTACTTAATACACCAGTTAGCTCCACTCTAATGGGGGCTACAGGTACATGGGGGGCAGGGCAAAGCAATAAAGATGCTCTAGTACCTTTAGTATTTGGTGAAGTATTCAATATTACGCCTACTCTACGTGACCCAGCAAATTTAGAGTATATAGTCAATAACGGTCAGACAGAGGATATTATTGAAGTACGTGATAACGGAATACCTATTACAGTAGCCAAGTTTTTATCAACAGGTATCTTTAGGTTAACAACCCCCTTAGGGGGGGCCGTTACTGCTAGTGTACAAGGAGTAAAGAACTCTATAAATTTTAGTACTGGAGCAGAGTTAAGTACGTATAACAACACTATAACTAATCTAATAGTATTATTAGTTACTAAGTATGGTACTAACAAGCTAGTGGCTGCTGAGTTAGACTCCTCTAATTTAACGGCATTTGATACAGCTAACCAGGTAGCCGCAGGTTTATACTTAGGTGAAAGTGCTAACGTGCTAAGTGTTTGTCAGCAGTTAGCAAACAGTATTGGCGCGCAGTTATTTATGACCCGTCAGGGTACTTTGCAGCTATTGCGTATTGGCT